TTGTCATTGGATTATCCTCCTCAATGTATTATCACAACTTACTTATTATACAGAAAACAGATGGAAAATACAATAATAACGAGGAAAAAAAAGAAAGAATGGAAAGAGAGCACAAAAAGAAGATAAGTTTTAGAATGAAAATCGACAAGAGGTTATAAAGCCTCTGCCGATTTTCTTTTTTATAGGAAACAGCAGAAAAGAAGAGCGTGCAGAGCGTAAAAACTCTGGCACGCTTATTTTTTTACATAAAAAGCGCATGAAGATAGAAAGGAGCATAGAGAATGGAGAAACGGAAGTATAAGCGCTTGCATTACGAGGACAGGCAGACCATAGAGGCTATGAGCAAACAGGGCAGCAGCGTAAAAGATATTGCAGAGGCGCTGGGAACACACAGAGATACGATTTATAGAGAGTTCAAACGCTGCGGGGCTACGCTGGAAACATACACGGCGGCAGCGGGGCAGCAGGCGTTATAAACCAGCAAAAACGAAAGAGAGGGAAAACATGAAAGCAGTAGATTTTAACAAATTACAAGCAGGGGATTTAGTGAAAGTACCACGTACACAGTTTGCACCTATGCGCTGGGGCTGGAACGGCTGGTTATTCAGTGAGGCAGTAGTAATAAGAAAAGGCATAGGAAGAAAAAGCAAAAAGAATGTAGTTACGGTGGAAATGATGATACCAACAGAAAGAAACAGCTACAAAACGGTTAAAGATACATTTTATGCAGATTGTGTTTTTGCGACACCAGCAATAAATAACGCAAAAAACATTTTGAAAAGGGAAGAAATAGAAAACGCAGAGGACTTTTACAAATTCATTGAGCGGGACGACGTAACAGGCTGCGACTGGATAAGGTTTTTAATAGAAAAAGGGTTTTTGTTCAATAAATAGGCGGCAGCAGTCGCCACCAGTGCCGTTAGTTCAGTTGGTTAGAGCAGCCGCCTCATAAGCGGCAAGTCGTGGGTTCAAGTCCCACACGGCGCATTGTGTAGCGGGCATGGCGAGCCTGCAACAGAGGGCAGCAGGCGAATAGCTGCAATCTGGATACCGTGAAAAAAATAGCGGCGGTCATACCAGCCAGAAAGTATGTGGACGTTCAACAGGTTTTCAGTTGCTTTTTAATGTGAAAAGCAGCCCGCACGGTAAATACAAACGCCAGAGCAGGAGAGCGGCACAAATGGAAAGACAGAGAGCGCCGCCGAAAGGAAGAGAGGCAAAGAATGGCAGCAGAGGCATTGATATTAGAGGACGCATACCAGAGAGGCTACGCAGATGCCATGACAGATATGCACAAAAAAAAGAGACAGCGGCAACAGCAGGAGCGGGAAAGGAAAGCCCGCCGCTGGTATTTCATTAAACAGAAAGCCTATGGGCTTGCAATGCTGGCAATTACCGTGCTGGCAGTATGGGCGACAGAGGGCGACATAACAATGGCATTTATTACAGTACCGCTGGGGCTTACGTGCCTTTTTAGTAAGGAAATGCTGATTATGAATGATTATTACTTTGCGACAAAAGAGAGGAAAAAGAACCATGATACAGATTTTAGAATTGTTCGGCGGGATAGGTAGCCCACGTTGCGCATTGCGCAATATCGGCATACCAGTAAAAGCCATTGACTATGTGGAGATAGACGAAAAGGCAGTACGTTCTTATAACGCTATGTTTGCGGACGAGCTGCCATATAAGACGCAGAGCGTTGTAGGCTGGAATTTAAAACCAGATATTTTAATACACGGTAGCCCTTGCCAAGATTTTAGCATAGCAGGACACCAAGGAAAAGCGACGGCAGAGGCAGGACGGATAAACAGAGGCAAGGGAGCAGACAAAGGTAGCGGGACACGTTCAAGCCTTATGTGGGAAACAATTCATATTATAGAACAAATGGGAGAATGGAAACCAAAGTATGTAATATGGGAGAATGTCAAAAATGTATTAAGCCGTTATATGCGGGTAAATTTCAACTTGTATTTGCCAGAAATGGAACGGCTGGGATATAGCAGCAATTTTGAAATACTGGACGCAAGAGAGTTTGGTTTACCGCAAGCAAGGGAAAGAGTTTTTACAGTATCTGTACTGGGGAAAGAAAAATTTTCTTTTGATGATTTGATAAAAACGCCCATGAAAGATATAAACGACTTTCTGCTACCAGATGCGCCGCCAGTGTATGACGTAACACAGCCGAGCGTTTTAGAGGCAATCGGAAAGAAAGGAATACGACGGGCAACGGTAATAGAGGATTGTGCTTTTACAATTACCGCAAGGCAGGACAGAACGCCAGCACAGGTAATAGACATGGGCGGCGGGCGCTACAGATACCTTACAGAGCGTGAGTGCTGGCGCTTGCAAGGCTATACAGATGCAGACTATGAGGCGGCGGCAGCAGTGCATAAAAGAGTAGGACGTTACACAATGCCACTGTATAAGCAAGCGGGCAACAGCATACCAGTACCGATTTTTGAGAGTATGTTTAGAAAAATGCTACTGGGAGAAACGGCAGAAAGCGAGGCGAAACAATGAGCCATAGATATTATAGCCCATTACGCCCGTTATCGCTGGGGACATTTCCGAAACCACAGGGAAACGAAATACTGCATATAGAAAATTATGATATGAGGGTATATGTACCAGAGATAGCACGGCAGGCATGGGGATACATTGAGTACAGAGAGCCACTAACAGAGATAGAGGCGGCAGCTTATGAGCTTATGCCAGTTCCTTATATTTCAGCAATGGAAAATATAGAGGCGAGAAGATAGAAAGCGAGGCAATTTATGAGCGAGGTTTACATACGCAGCCAGAATAAAGAAAAGCTGTATAGACTGGGCGGTAATTACGCCTGCGTAGAGTACGGAGAGTATGAGGACGTAAAGAAAAAGAGAGGCGGTGCAGAGGCAGATAAAAAGCGCCACGTAATTTGTATAAGTGACGGGTGCTTAGAGGAAATCGGAGAATACGCCACAAAAGAGCGTTGCTTAGAGGTATTGGACGAGATACAGAAAAGGTGCTTAACGTATCTGTTTACAGAGGGCGGCGCAGCTTTAATGATAGGCGGCATGGACGTACAGCCATTTGCAGCAGTTGTGCCGAGGCTGTACGAAATGCCAGAGAAATAGGAAAGGGACGCAATGACGGTAAAAGAGCTTATAGATACGCTGGAGAGTTCAGACCGCCTGCGCATTATCAAGGACGGGGCAGACGCTTACGTAGGGTATTTGGCAGCGTTCAGACCGTTTGCAGACCATAAGATATGCGAGGAATACAGGAAGTACAGCGAGGACACGGTAAAGAAATTTAGAGCAGTGCCAGAGATAACGCACAAGCGTTGGCAGGAACTGGGACTTATAAAACCATTAGAACCAGACCAGACAGCGCAGTATAAGTTTAGTGATTTGCAGATGTCACTTTACTACACAATTTACATTTAGGAAAGGGGAAAGTAGGAAGAATGGCAAAGAAGAAACCGAACTTTTTACGGGATTTAGATACTGCAATCATGGACGAGCTTACAGCTGGCGGTATCAAAGGAAATGTAGCGGGACTGGTAGGAACGCTTACATATATAGAGGAAATTAAGCAGCTATGCGGGCTGCCGTTTTGCGGTTATATGGCAAAGGTAGAAACGGCAAGACCAAGCGGCATACCAGACGAGGTAACGGTAGTATTTGCAGAGGACGTACCAGCCAGAGCCAGCGAGGGCGTAGAAATTGACGTTATGCGAGAATTTGCAGCAGGCAGCAGGCTTTTACTGACGGGCAAGGCGCAGACAATCAAGGACTTTAAGAGCGGTAAGCTGCTGGTTTACGTTCTGGCAGATTTTGTGGCGGTATCGGAAAAGGCAGCAGAGCAGGATGAAGTAGCAATAAGAGGCATTTTAGCAAATGCACCCATATATAGAGAAACGCCAAGAGGCAAACGCATTACGGATATTACAGTAATGGTAAAAAATGAGCTGACAGGTGGCAAGTGCTTTTTACCGTGTATCTGCTGGCAGGAACAGGCAGACGAGGTGGCGCAGTGGCAGCAGGGCGATACGGTGGAACTGCTGGGGCGTTATCAGAGCCGCCAGTATGAAAAGGTGCTTGATGCAGCCATGGGAGAAAGAGAGCAGCGTACAGCTTACGAAATATCAGCACGGCTGATTAGAAGAAAGGAAGAGGCGAGCAATGAGAGTAAAAGCAGAAATGAATAGCAAGGGAGAAGTAAAGGCGCAGCGTATCGAGATACCGATACAGGGCGGCGGTGGAGAATTGGGACAGCACGCAGTAACTGGACTGGTAAGCCTTATTTCCAGTTTAAAGGAAATGAAAACAGAGCGAGAGTTAGAACAATTATTAAGCATGGTTTACGGCTGGGGGGCTTGCTGTCAACATTGCGGATTTTTGACAGAAAAGAGTACAGACGACGTTATGCACATGGCAGAGGAACTGGCAGAAATTGAAAGCAAAAGAATTGAGGAAGAAACAGGAGAGGCGGGTAAAGCATGAAAAGAGTTTATATTTGCAGCCCGTACAGGGCGAAAGACGGCGCAGAACTGGATAGAAACATAGAATATGCACAGCAACTGACACGGCAGGCATTAGAGGCGGGCTTAGCGCCCATTACGCCACATTTATATATGACGCAATGCGTAGACGATAATAAGCCGACAGAACGGGCAAGAGGAATGGCGGCGGGGCTTGCGTTATTGAAAAGCTGCGATTTTGTGATTGCAGGCGTGAAATACGGCGTAAGCGAGGGAATGGACAGGGAAATATATACAGCAAATACGCTGGGGATTGCGGTTATAGATGCAAACCAGATTAAGCAGCATCTGGAATATGAGGGAAAGAGGCAGGAACGGGCGGCGAGCGATTACGCCAAGCTGCACAGCTGCGAATTTTGCAAAGGCAGCAAATTACATAGCTGCACGGGCTACGATTGCAGAGAGCCATACAGACAAGCGTATGAGTACGCTTTAAGCCGCATGAGAGCGAGGCAGGAAACATGAAAAATAAAAGCGCCTACGGTGGGGAAACACCATAGGCGCTAAGCTATACAGCTTTGAATTACTATAAAAATTATAAGCTATGTATGGCGCAAAGTCAAGAAATTTAACGGGCGGGCAGCCCGTTTTAACACTTGATAAAAGTATTAACGAACCGACAAGAGAGGTAGATATATGCCATACGTAGAGAGGGTAACAAAAGCGGGGAATACGATAGAGATAGAGAGGTACTTTACCAGCAGATACAAAAAGAAAGGTATCAAGAGAGGGGATAAGGTAAAGCCAACAAAGGAAGAGCAGGAGAAAGTAAACACCAGACAGGCAGAGAGAAAGTTAAGGATACTCATAAATGCGAACTATGGTTATGGGGACTACCATTTAGTGCTTGACTATATCCGCAGGAAAGGGCAGCAAGACAGAACACCCGAACAGATGCGGCAGGACATAGACGTATTTTTAAGGGAGTGCAGAAAAGAATACAGGAAAGCGGGCTTAGAGTTCAAATACATACACGTTATGGAGATAGGCACAAAGGGGGCGAGGCATCACCACCTTGTAGTAAATAAAATTGACACAGAGATTTTACAGCGTTGCTGGTATAAAACCTATGAGGGGCATAACAGGGTAAAGGTATTCCCATTGGACGACAGCGGGAACTATGCAGAGCTGGCGAGCTATTTAATCAAATATACAGGAACGCACAAAAAGGGTACTGACGGAGCGTTACAGGGTAAACGCTGGAATTGTAGCAAGAATTTAGTAAGACCAGAGCCAGAGTATCACATAATTTCAGACCGTGAGTATTTCAAGACAGAGCCACAGGCGATAAAAGGTTACTACGTAGACAAAAACAGCATAAGCAAGGGAGTACACAGCCCAGAGTATTACGGCTATGGGTACTTAAGATACACCTTAGTAAAATTAACGGATAGGGGGGGATGAAATGATAATAGCGCTTATTACACTGGTAATAATTGCATTGCCAGCGCTGGCACTTACAGTGCTGTCAATAATTATAGCGGTATTACACGCAGCAGAGGAAATGGGGAGCTGGGAACGCTGGAACGATAACGACGACAGAAAGGGGCAGAAATGATAGAGAGGCTTAAATATTGGCTATTCCAGAAAGGCAAGGACTGTAAGAGCTGCTGCCTGCGGTGCAGATTTTATGATATATGCCGCTGGGACGTTCTGGAAAACGCTGGACTACGCAGCGAGAAAACAATAGAGCTTTTGGCAGTGGAAAATAGCAAACCGCATAAGGACGGGCTGCTTTTCAGAATTTGCCAGTACGTAGAATACAAGCAGAAAGCGAGGCGAGAAAATGAGAAACTTTAGACTGGACGACGAGAGCGGACACCAAGAGGCACTATTTAGTTGGGCTGGGTACAATACGGGGCGTATGCCAGAACTGGAATATATGCACCATGTACCAAACGGCGGCAAGCGTGATGCAGCAACAGCAGTGGCGCTTAAGAGGCAGGGAGTAAAGGCAGGAGTGCCAGATATTGTGCTACCAGCTGCAAGGGCTGGCTATCACGGGCTTTACATTGAGCTTAAGGCAGGAAAGAACACGACGACCAAAAAGCAGAAAGAGTGGTTAGAATATCTGCGGCAGCAGGGCTATTATACAGCCGTTTGTTATGGCTGGCAGCCAGCAGCACAGCTGATAGAGCAGTATTTATTACATTCAGACGAGCTTACAAAAGAGCAGGAAACAGTAACCATGCGTTAGAGGCAACGCAGGAAAGAGAGGCAAAGAATGAAAACAATAAGCATTTTGAATTTAAAGGGTGGCGTAGCCAAGACCTTTACAGCGGCAAATATGGCGTATGAGATTTACAGGAGAGGCTATAGGGTGCTACTGATTGACAACGATAAGCAGGGGAATTTAAGCAAGGCGTATAGCAGATACGACGCAGAGAGCGTAGCGCCAGTTACAAGGCTGCTGGCTGGGGACTGGCAGGGAGCAACGGAACTGATACAGAATACAGATTACGTAGGGCAGCAGTGCTGCATAGATATTGTTACGTCGAATATGTCGCTTTTTGGGGCTACATGGAATTTGACAAAAGAGGACAGCGAGAATCAGACAGAGCGCTATAAGAGATTTGCAGACATTATGGGTGGCTTTTATGATTACTGCATCATTGATAACCCGCCAGATATCGGGCTTAATGTCATAAATGCGCTGGCGATTACGGACGAGGTAATAGTACCCGTAAAGGTGGACGAGGACGCTTTAGAGGGGCTGGATATTGTAACAGAGCAGATAGAGGACGCAAAGGCATTTAACCCAGCATTAAAACTGGCAGGCGTGCTGATTACGTCATATCAGAACACAGACGGAGAGGCAGCAGGCGTAGAATGGCTGGAACAAAAGACAGATTTTAATATTTTGGGTATTATTCGGTATTCCAAGAAAGTAGCAGAAAATACTTTTATGCGAAAGCCGATTTATGAGTATAGCCCATGTTGCGGAGCGGCGCAGGGATATAAGAAATTTGTAACGGCGTACACAGGGAAAGAGAGGTAGCAAGCGTGGCACATAAAGAGAAAATATGCGCCTACTGGTATTGCAGCAGAAACGGCGGTACTACGTGCTGGAACTGGGGCGGTAAATTTGCAGGGCGAAAATGCCCGCAAAGCGACGCTTGCGAACATTGGAGAACGTGCGAAATGTGCAACGGTGTAATGGGACAGTGTAAGAAAAAGCAAAGGATAGAGAAAGCGAGGTAAAGAATATGGCAAAGTTTGGTATTAACGATATTTTGAACGCAAAAACAAAAGCAGCAGGGCAGCAGGCGCAGACAGAGGGATATAAAGAGATTTATTTAAGCCCGTATGAAGTAAAGGCAGCACAGGAGAATACGCACCAGAAATTAGAGGGCATAGAAGAGCTGGCAGACAGCTTTTTACACGTAGGACAGGAACAGCCTACAGTATTGGCGAGAGTAGGCGGGGAATACCGCATAATCGACGGACACAGACGTAATGCAGCAAATATTTTGAACTTAGAGCGGGGACATAAAGAGTATGAGAAAGTGCTTTACCGCTTTATGGATATGAGCGAGGCAATGTATGAGCTGCGCTTACTGGCTGGAAACGGATACACGCAGGAGCTTACGGCGTATGAGAAAACCAGATTAGTAGAGCGGACAAAGGCGGCACTTATCAGAGCCAAAGAAGAGGACGGTTTAGAGATACAGGGCAAAATGCGTGATTTAGTGGCAGCAATGATAAACGAGAGCAGCACAAACGTAGCCAGAATGGACGCAATCAACAACAATGCTACGCCAGAGATTAAAGAGCAGCTGAAAGAGGGGAAATTAGGAATTACAGCAGCGTATGAGGCAGCAAAACTGGGAGAGGACGAGCAGAGAGAAATAGCAGAGAAAGCGGCAGCAGGAGAGAACATAAGGGCAAAAGAGATAGCGGAAAAAGTAGCCGAGAAAAAGGCGGGCGACGATTACGAGACACCGCACCCAGAAAGCATAACGTCTTTGTGCTATTCATGCCAGAATTACAAGGACTGCAACGTAAAAACGGGAACTTGCCAGAAATGCGACCAGTACATAAACAAGGCAGAGGCTGAAAAGACAGACGAGCAGAGATATAGCGAAGAGCAGGACGCTATAGACAAACAGACAAAAAAGAAATTGCAGGAGCAGGCAGACGCTGAAAAAATGGAGCATCTGCCGAGTGAGGGAAATACAGAACATAAGCAGCATGAGGTAAAATTAGCGGCATCATATTACGAGGACGTGGTAAGCGGGAAAAAGAGCTTTGAACTGCGAAAAAACGACAGAGGATATAAGCAGGGCGACAGCCTTAAAATGCTGGAATTTAAAGACGGCAAGCATACGGGGCGCACGATTGAGGCAGATATTATTTATATGCTGGAAGATTATACAGGACTTGCAGAGGGATACTGCATTTTAGGTATCAGAGTAACGGGCTGCAATGGTTAAGGTGTCCGAAACGGACACGGAAAGCGAGGCAGAATATGAACAGACGACAGCGGAAAAAGAAAAATAAAGAACAGTCCATTACAATTATTTTGGGCTGTAAGGCGATTTGCAAAGCAGAGCAATACGAGAGGATACGCAAAAGCGTAGAATATCAGTTACGGGCAGGCAGCGTAGTAGTGCTGCCTGCATACTTGCACGTAGAGGCAATTATACAGCAGAGAGGCAGCAGGCGTATTGAGATAAAACAGGAAAGCGAGGTAGTAAAAGAATGAAATACAGGCAGTGGAAAAAGAACTACAAGAAAAAACACGGGGTAAACCCGCCGTTAGAACTGGATAAGAGAAAGCAGCGTAGACTTGCAAGAAAAATAGCACGGCGCATAAATACAACGTTGCCGACGGCAATAGAAACAATTACAGCAGGGCTGAATAACTGGGTACGGAATTTAAAGCCAGCGCTTGCGACATTATGCGAGAACATGGCAGCAGCATTTAACGGCGCAGCAGCGAGTTTAAGAGGAGAAAGCGAGGAAATAGAGGAATGACAAATATTTTGCTGGGAATTATTGCACTGGAACTGCTGGCGATATTTTCAAAACTGGAAGAAAGGGGCGGGAAACATGAATAGCGTAGCACTTACAGGACGGCTTACAAGAGAGCCAGAGATTAGATACGGCGGGCAGGACAACAGCACAGCCATTGCACGCTTTACGCTTGCAGTAGACGACGGAAAAGACACGGATTTTATAAATATTAAGTGTTTTGGACGTACTGCGGAATGGGCGCAGAAGTGGTTAAGCAAGGGCAGCAAAGCAGAGGTAACAGGAAAGATTAAAACAGGCAGCTACGAAAGCCAGAGAACAGGCAGCAAGGTATACTACACAGAGGTTGTAGCAAATAGCGTAGGATTTGGAGAGAGCAAAGCAGAGGCAGAGGCGAGAGGGCAGCAGTTGCCAGAGAGTGACGGATTTATGAGTATACCAGAGGGAGCAGACGAAGAGCTGCCGTTTAATTAACAGAAAGCGAGGTACAGAACATGGAGCAGGAAGAGACAAAGACAACGGCAGGCGCAGAAATGCCGAAAGAGGTAGGGGACTGGATACAGTTACATGAGAGCGATTTAGAGGAGCTGATGCAGAAACAGGCAAAGACTGCAATAGCGGAAATGAGAAAGCAGGAGAAACAGGAGCGGAAAAAAGAAAAATATCACAACACATTTACGCTTATGAAATGTTACCGTGATGCAGTTTTCCATATCGAGAACGCCATAAGCGACGGGCAGCAGTTAGAGCTTAAGGGAATGACGGAAGAGCAGCAGCGCACATACTTAGAGAGTATCAGACGCACACGCTTTAAGACATTGATAATGACAGCACACATAGACAAGGCGGTAGAAGAGATAGAGCGCCGCAGAGAGGCAGCAGGCAGAGGCGTAGAATACAAGGCTTTTGAAATGTATTTCATACAGGGCATGGACTATGCGGAAATTGCAGAGCAGCTGGACACAGGAAAGAACACACCGAGACGCTGGGTAACAGCTATCATAAATGAGCTGTCAGTATTGTTATGGGGAATTGACGAAGAGAGAACAGCGGGCATGGTAAAGTAATGGTAAAAACGTGGTGTTTACATGGGAAAACAAAAGAGATACAATGATAGCATGAAATGAGTAGGCAATAGCTTAAGCCGTATGTGGCAGCAGTTGCCTACTCTTTTTCTATTCATTCTTTAGCCTCCACCAAGCGCATGAAACTTAGGGCGCTGGGGAATGAAGAAAGAGAGGGGACAGTATGAAAGCATGGGCTAAGAGTTTTTATTTATCGGCGGCATGGGAGCAAACCAGAGCCGCCTATTTAATGTCACAAGATTATATTTGTGAACGCTGCGGGCAGCCTGCAAAGATAGTGCATCATAAGCGCTGGCTTAACAGGGAGAACATAAACGACGTAAGCGTTACGTTATGCTGGGACAACTTAGAGGCGTTGTGCCAAGACTGCCACAACAAAGAACACCACAAGCAGGAGAGACATAAGCGGTATCGGTTCGACGAGAACGGCGGCATACTCCCCCCATATCAGAAAAATAATTAAAGGGGGCGAATACCGAGGGGGATACCCTAAAATTACCCTACGGGCGTGCGCACGGGTGGTG